TTGACGTGCATGGGGTCACAGGTTCGAGTCCTGTACCGCGCACCAAAAAACTCCCGGTTTCGTAAGAAATCGGGAGTTTTTCTTTGCTTTTGCCGCAAAAAAGTTCCACCATTCTATAGCCCAATTTTTCTTGTTAGTAACGTGTTAGTAACACGCTATTTTTTGCCAGCCGTGTCTACAGCAGCAATCAGCTCAGAAATGTCTGTGTGGACATAAATATTTGCCGTTGTGGAATAGTCGGCGTGTCCCAATATCTTTTGCAGAATCTCCGTGGCCATGCCTGATCTTCTGGCCCAGCTGGCGTAGGTGTGCCGGGTGGCATGCGGGGTTTTCCGCTCGATCTTGAGCTTTTCCAGTAACGGGTAGTAATCCCGTCGACGGAAATTTGCCGGTACCTGTTGGCCGGTATAGCCGGACAGCAAGAGCGTCCCCTTCGCCCTGGCGGCAAAGTATGCAAAGTATGCCCGGCCCTCCGGCCTGATGGGGATGGCCCGGTTGCGCCCGGCGGCGGTCTTTTCTCCCCCGATGACATAGGTTCCGTGATAGTCGGCCAGCGGGAGACCGAAAAGCTCCCCGATTCTCATGCCCGTGTAAATCATCATCAGGATGATTTTCGCGGTGTCGCTTCCGTTTTTCTCCAGTTTCTCAATATCCGAATCGGAGAAGATTTCCTTTTCTTTTTTCACATTTTCCGGAAGGTGGATGAATTTCGCAAAGTTTGTTGTTGCGATTTCTTCCCGGATTGCCCATGAGGACATCTGCGTAACAAGCTGCTTGTACTTGCTGCATGTGCTGTAGGATTTATCCGCATATTTGTCCATGACCGACTGAAAGTCTGCTGTCCGCAAACTGCGGAATCTTGCATCGTGGAGCGGCTGGAACACGTCAAAAGCCCGGTTATATGACTCCACCCCACGGGGGCCTATTTCCTTATAGTGTTCCTCTTTCCAGGCTTCAAATACTTCCCTGAAGGTCATATTATACCGCTCTGTCAAATCTTTCCCTGCCAAGCGTTCCAGAGCCTCCAGCGCGTCTTTGCGCGTGGGGTAATACCCTATAATCACCCGGCTTTTTGCCGCCACCCACGGGCGGCTCCTTCGGCCTTGCAGTTTATAGACTGTGCCGGCCCCGTTGGGCCTCTTGATGGCCCTGCGGGATTGTTTGGATTGCCGCTTTCCGCATGCTGGGCAAAACAGCGCGCCATCCGGCAAAACTCCACCGCACTTAACGCAGTTCATTGTATCCTCCTTTATATTGTGACATGGCCGCCCCATGTGGGACGGCCTTTTTTCACACTTTTTTGCGCAGGGCCATAGAGATGATGACCGTAGAGGCTATCACCGCAGTGACTGCTACGACAATAACAAACCACGCCACGGCGGTAGGCTGTCCGTTGCGGATAAGCCCTTGGGCCGTGATTTGCGAGTCAATAAACAGGTACGCCACCAGGCACATGGCCAGCACGGCGCACATACCAAGCAGGACGAAGATGACCGGCTTGCGAGTGCGCATTTGGTCCTTCTGCATGGCGTTTACTTCTTCCAGCCTTTTTACGTTACCGGACAAATGCGCGTTTTCCAGCTCCAACTGGTGTATCCTGGCCTGCATAGATTCCGGGTGTTCCACTGGCTTGTCCAGCCCGAACAGTTCATCCAGAGACAGATCCAGCACCATGCACATGGCGACAGCGTTGTAGAGCTTCGGGTCCATTTGTGATCCGTCCAGGAGCTTTGACACGGCGGACTTTGACACGCCTGACAGATCTACAATGTCGCTGATGGTGTATCTCTTTTTTTCTTTTGCCTCGCGAATCCTTTTTGGGTATTGCTCAATGTTTCCCGCGATTTCCTGCAACGCAGACATGGTTATTCGCCTCCATAAAGTAGATTTCACCTGTGGCGGGACAGAATCTCAAGCGCGGGGACCATTTGCCCTACATCGGTCGCACGGTTCCCCGGATTGCGCGTGGACAGGGGTTCACGGCACTGCTATGCTTAAAGCGTAGCAGACGACAGCCTGATGGGCTATCTGCTATATCGGCCCTGCCGCCCGGTGCGGGGGCGGCGGGGCAAACATAACCCAAGATCTATCCCTTTGTTTGCCTATTATAGGGCAACGCGGTATGCAATATTTGCCCTATTTTGGGGAATAGGTGAAAACATTTTTTACAAGGGGGAAATACATCGTGTGTTTTTGCGAAAAGTATGATATAATAGAACAAATGAACGATAAGGCTAAGGACGCGCTACTCAGCGAGGCGATAGAGATGATCGGCAAGCTGACAGACGCGCAGATCTACCGCATTATGGAGGAAATGAAGGATGACGAACCAGCCGAATGAACCGGCTGCGTAGGCCCAGTATACTTTTTACAAGGAGGATTAGATATGAGTAATTCGGTACTGTATGCGCTTGTGATGTTCGCCGTGGCTGGCACAGTCGCGCAATGGTTCAACATATGGCACATTCTGAATAGGCTGGACAAGCTGGAACGAGAGCACCGATCAGCAGAACTTCCCCAGCAGATACCCGCCGAACATGCACAGGACGCTGCAAATGATTCCGGCCCAGAAATATAACCGCGCCCTCTTTTCAGCCCTCCGCTTTTCTTCTTCTGCCCGCACAAGCCTATCGACGATGGGCGGCACAACTTTCCCCGCCGCAATATCCGGAATTTTGAATTCCGTCCCCTGGAAGTTGATATAGTCACTCACTTGCCATCCTCCTCAAAAGCGGCTTTTGCCAGCCGAAGAAACCGTTTTAACTCATCCTCTGGCAGGGACTTAACAAATTCTATAGCTTCCAGCTGCATATCACTCAGCGCTTCGCCATCGGCGGGGCGCTCTATTTTTATTCCCTCCGCCCGCTTTTTCTCCACCAGGCTACGCACATACGCTATGTCTTTCTGGCACTTTGCCGTCTCCGCCTCATTCGCGCCCTCGTGCAGTAGGATTTTTTCTGGCGTGGTGTTCAGTAGGATGCACATGCGGGCGGCTTCTTCGGGGGAGGGAAGATTTCGCCCACGCTTTACTTCACTTACCCAACGATTATGTTTTCCAATTTTTCGCGCAAATGCCGCAACGCTTATATCTTCGTTTTTGCAGTAAAAATCAATTAAATTAAAAAGGTCTTGATTAACAAATACCGTAATACGTTTAGACATTATTATTTACCTTTACCATTTATACCCACAACTTTTACACTCAAAGGTTTTTCCTACTGAACTGCTGGCGAAGCCAATCATTCCAAATGCAAAAATTTTCTTCGAAGTAGATATTTTTTTCACCTTATCGCTTCCGCAAGTTGGGCATCTTGGTTTTCTTTTCAATTCCTCATTACTTATTCTTTCCAGTTTGGCGTGAGTAAGCCCATAAACCTCTTTGTATGCGAAAGTCTCACCTTCCGAATCAATTATTACTTTTTCAGATATTAGGTGGTGTTTTCCTTGGTACATATCCACCTGATGAGTAGAACCGTTTACTAATACAGTTACTTGGTTCCCACATTTCATCGTAGCAACCTCTTTACTATCAATGTAAACAGTTGTTTTTCTAAGGCTGTCTCCTTTTTTCCCGACCCACCAAAATGTAATTGAAGCGTTTCGGACTTCCATTTCAATCGGGCAACCACAAGATGGACAGAATGCCGCTTTGTCTGAGATTTCTTTTCCACATTCTACGCATTTAATCAATGCCATAAAAATGACCTCCAATTTTGTGCAATATAACGAACTTACAAAACGGTGGCTAAACGGGTTGACAGCAACCGTTATGGTGGCTATAATAGGCATATAGAACTTAATAAAGGCAACAAAAAACCGAGCCCCCATCGAATTCCTCATTTTGCGGGCTTATAGCCGATATTTTGTTGGCTGACACTTACATGATAGCGGCTTTGGGTGCTCTTGTCAAGTTCTATATGAGAAAAGAGGTGATAAGCGCTTGAATTTGAAGGAGTTTCGGGCACGGGTTGGGCTGAGACAAATCGATGTGGCGAAGAAACTGAACGTCACCCCCATGGCCGTGTCCAACTGGGAAAACGGGCTGAACAAAATTGCTCGGAAGTATCACAAGAAGCTGGCCAAACTCTACGGCTGCACCGTGGACGAGCTTCTGGCCGGAAACGAGGCGGAGAAGTAAGAAAGGAGAAAGTAAATGAACTACGTTTTTGGCCTTAAGGAAAACTGCTGCTGCACATTAGAGCGCGGCGATGATATCCACATTTCCAGTTGTCTGAGTCTTGTGGATGATGAAACCGGGGAAATCTCCTACCCAACTAACGTACCCGAACTGGGGCACAAGTACACCTGCAAGAAGATGTGGCACATCATGCGTGGTTACGTGACTATTGGCTGCTACGAGTCCGAGGACGAAGCGAAGTATGCAATCAGAAAACTGGTGGAATCCCTCCGGGATGATAACGTGGTGTACGTGCTGGAATAACAAAAAATGCCCCGCCAGGCGGCAACCTGACGGGGCGGCGAAGAAGCGTTGGCAAGGATTCTTCGCGGGTATTATACCACACCCGCGAAGCAATGGCAAGGAGGAAAGTATGGTAAAAACTATGACAATCGACGAGGCCGCAAAGTACCTGCGGGAAAACGGCGTCAAAATCTCCAAAGAGACGCTTTCCGACGGGATTCAGGCTGAAAAACTGCCGTTCGGTGTGTGCATCGAGACCGGCCGTAGTCGGGTGTTTATGATTTTCAAGCGCCTTGTGGACAAGTGGCTTGAGGAAAGGGCGGAAATCTGATGAAAGCATTCAAGGGGTTCGACAAGGACCTGAAATGCCGTGGTTTTCAGTACGAGACGGGCAAAGAATACCAGGAGCAGGAAGCGGCATTGTGCCGCAAAGGATTCCACGCCTGTGAAAACCCGCTGGACACGTTCCGATACTATCCGCCAACGGATTCCCGCTATTGCCTGGTTGACATCGATGACAACGGGCAGCGTAATAGCGATGACTCCAAGGTGTGCGGCGAGAAAATCAAGATCGGCGCGGAAATCGGGCTGGGTGGCGCGATCAAGGCTGGGGCGCAGTTCATCTTTGAGACGTGCAAGGGGTCCGACGAAGATCATGCATCTGGCGAGAGGGGCAACGCCGCCGCATCTGGCTGGAGTGGCAACGCCGTTGCATCTGGCGAGAGGGGCAACGCCGCCGCATCTGGCCGGAGGGGCAACGCCGTTGCATCTGGCGAGAGTGGCAACGCCGCCGCATCTGGCTGGGGTGGCAACGCCGCCGCATCTGGCTGGAGTGGCAACGCCGTTGCATCTGGCTTGAGTGGCAACGCCGCCGCATCTGGCGAGAGGGGCAACGCCGCCGCATCTGGCTGGAGTGGCAACGCCGTTGCATCTGGCTTGAGTGGCAACGCCGCCGCATCTGGCCGGAGGGGCAACGCCGCCGCATCTGGCGAGAGGGGCAACGCCGCCGCATCTGGCGATAGTGGCAACGCCGTTGCATCTGGCTTGAGTGGCAACGCCGCCGCATCTGGCTGGAGTGGCAACGCCGTTGCATCTGGCTTGAGTGGCAACGCCGCCGCATCTGGCGAGAGGGGCAACGCCGCCGCATCTGGCGATAGTGGCAACGCCGTTGCATCTGGCTTGAGTGGCAACGCCGCCGCATCTGGCTGGGGTGGCAACGCCGCCGCATCTGGCCGGAGTGGCACTGCTACCGCCACTGGACGTGACGGCAGGGCATCAGCCGTCGGAACGCAGTGCATTGCGGTGGCGTGGGGCCAAGATAGTCTTGCAAAAGGCACACTTGGAAACTGGATCGTGGTTTCCGAGCGGGACGACTCAGGAGATATCGTTGATGCCAAACTGGCCCGTGTTGACGGCGAGATTATCAAGCCGGATACATGGTACACCTTGCGAAACGGAAAGATTATGGAGGCGGAGTAATGACTATCGTATGGATCTTCTGCTTCATCGGCGTGGGGGCATGCGTCTCCGGGCTGTTGAAGCTGGTGGACTGGATGGAGGGCAAGCGATGAACCGACTTAGCCCGCAGGAAATTGCGGACGAGCTGCGGAAGTGCGCGGACGAGACTGGAGCATGTAGCTCATGCCCGTGGGCATGTGGAGACGGTAGTTGTATCCGCTCGATAATGCGTGCAGCCGCTGATGCTATCGACAACCAGCGCACACACATCCAGGCCCTCATCAAGGCTAACGAGGCGCACCGCGAGATGGTTGCCCGCCCTGCGAAACGCTCTGATATGGTGGAGGCCTTGGACGCAATAGAAACCGGCATGACCAAGGTGGCCATTGACCGCGACATCTGGCAGAACGATTTGATCTATGTGCTGTGCCAGGGTGTACGGCTCCTGCTGGAAGAGAGGGTGAAGAAGTGAGCTGTAAAAGGTCAATCGTAGAGCACCGCCGGACGCAGGAAAGGGGCGTATGGACGTGAGGGTGTACCAGTACACCACGGGAGACAGATTCCGGCTTCCCATTGCACAGGCTGACACGATACAAGAGCTTGCAGGGATTGTCGGCGTTGACCCTGCTGTCGTGCGCAGAGCGTACAAGCGCGTGATGACCGGAGCGGTGAAGCAGAGCCGATACACCTTTGTAGACATACCGGACGAGGAGGAAGATTGATGTACATCTGTGATGAGTGCGACGCTGTGTTCTTTGAACCCGTTTGCAAATGTAGCACCGCCGAATTGGGGGACATAACCGCATATTATTGCCCCAGATGCGAGGCAGAAATGGAGGCCCGATGATGTACATCTGTGATGCGTGCGACACTGTGTTTGAGGAGCCCGTCCGCAAACAAGAGTACTCCGAAGAATACGGAGACAGCACCGCATACTATTGCCCTCGATGCGGGACAGAGCTGGCGAACCCGTATGAGTACACGGCTGACGAGTGCCCGTCTTGCCATGGCGCGAAGAACGCACAGGACCCGGTGTGCCGCAAGTGCAAGCTGCGTGTCAAAGGGCTCCTCCGGCTGTTCGTCAGCGACTTCAACCGAGCTGAGCGCGAATACCTGGCCGACCTTCTGGACGGCACCGCGCTGGACAACATTGCGAAAGGAGATAACTTTTGAATATCTACGAAAAAATCCTCGCCATTATGAACGAGGTCCAATACCTGGCAAAGGACGACCATGTGTCTTTTGGCAGCACCAGCTACAAGGCACTCTCTGAGGAGAAGGTAACATCCGTCATGCGGCAGAAGCTGGTCAAGTACAAACTGATCGTGTACCCCATCGCACAGACGGCCAGCCGCGACAAGACTATTACGCACGTGGACGTTATATACCGCATGCAAGATACCGAGGACCCGTCCCAGTACATCGATATTGCGTCGTGCGGGGACGGCGCGGACACGCAGGACAAGGGGAGCGGGAAGGCCATGACGTATGCTTTCAAGTATATGTGGCTGCGCACTTTCGCGCTACCCACTGGCGAGGACCCCGATAAAATCTCGTCTGCTGAACTGGACGCCCGGCAAGAGTCTCCTAAGTGCGAGAGCTGTGGTGGAGACATCACGGCAACCACAAAACGCAACGGGGAACTTTGGGATGTCCCGGACATCGTTACATATTCAAAAAAGCGGCTTGGCCGCCAATTGTGCGCCGCCTGTATTAAGGCCGCCCTGAAAGCGGAGAGGTGACCATGAATGATTTGGTTACAGAGATCGGCAACAAGAGCCGGATGTTGGACGTGGCCATTGCGGAACTGAAAAAGCGCGGGCAGAAATATGCGGAAGCCGAAAAAGCCTACCGCATAGCCCTCGCGCGGCGCATCCTCGATGAGCGCGAGAAGGGAACGCCGGTGACGATCATCTCCGATATTTGCCGAGGGTCCGCACAGATAGCCGGTCTGCGGTTTGAGCGGGATTGCGCGGAAGTGGTGTACAAATCCGCTATGGAGGCAATCAACTCCATGAAGCTGCAAATCCGGCTCATGGACAGTCAACTTGGCAGAGAATGGGGTGCTGCAAAATGAAACAACGCACGTTTCCCCGGACCAAGGACATATCCGGGCAGCGGTTCGGGAAACTGGTAGCGCTATACCCCATCTCTTTCAAGGCGACGGGGAATAACACGTGCTGGGTTTGCCAGTGTGACTGCGGCAACAAGACAATTTCTAATGGCGCGAATTTGCGCAGAGGGCACAAAAAATCCTGCGGGTGCATCAAACACCGGGTTACGCCGACCTACCTGACCTGGAACGGCGAGAAGAGGACCGTATGTGATTGGGCCATAATTACCGGAATCAGCCCGGATTTAATCCGCAAGCGCTGGAAGGCTGGGTGGCCCGTAGATGCAATCTTTACAGAGGTCGAAAAGCCGCAACTATGCTGGGGCTGCGCCAAGGCGTGCGACGGGTGCTCTTGGTCAAAACGTTTTGAGCCAGTCCCCGGATGGACCGCAGTGCCAACGCTGCTGTGCGGACGAATACCGTCGTACAGAATCACGGAATGCCCGGAGTTTGTATCGGACGGGACGGAGTACGATATCGATGAATGAAAGAAGATGTTTTCTGTGCGGTAGGAGCGGCGCACAGGACCCGCTGGAGCGTCACCACATTTTCGGGGGTGCTTACCGCGGCAAAAGCGAGAAATACGGCGCGGTGGTGTGGCTCTGCGGTGACAGGTGCCACAGGAACGGGAAGTCCGCCGTGCACCGGAACGGCGACCAGATTCGGCGATTGCGTCGGTACGGACAGCTGACGATCATGAAGGACGAGGGCTGGACGGAGGACGATTTCAGGCGCGAGTTTGGAAAGTCATATCTATAGGAGATAGAGATGGAAAAGAAACTGCTGTACACAAGAAGCGAGACGGCCAGGCTGTTGAGCATCAGCGTTGACACGCTGGACGCCCTGCGGAACGACTGTGTTATCCAGGGCTATCATGTGGCCCGAGGGAACCCCCGCGTCTACTTCAAGGCCAAAGATCTGGAGAAGTTCATGGAGCGTCTGGAGGTGGCAAAATGTTGAACAACGTCATCATCATGGGCCGGTTGACCCGGGACCCTGAACTGCGCCGCACCCAGGGCGGCACCGCCGTCACCAGCTTCACCATGGCCGTGGACCGGGACTTCAAGTCCCAGAGCGGCGAGAAGGAAACGGATTTCATCGACGTGGTGGCCTGGCGCAATACGGGCGAGTTTGCCGCGAAGTACCTTGCCAAGGGCCGCATGGCCGCCGTGGAGGGCCGCATTCAGGTCCGAGACTGGCAGGACAAGGACGGGAATCGCCGCAAGTCCGTGGAGGTGGTGGCTGATAACGTGTATTTCGCGGATTCCAAGCGGGACAGCAAACCCCAAGAGTCCCGCGATGATCAGGCGTTCGACGAGATCGAAGATGATGGCGACTGGCCGTTCTGACGGAGGTCTGCCATGCCGAATAGAATCATAAAGGAAAGCTTATGCGACTCAGAAAAAATCGCAGCTCTTTCGGATTTTGAGTTTCGGCTTTGGGTTGGATTGATTACGCAAGCGGATGATGCGGGGCGCGGAGATGCCCGCCCCGCTATCATAAAAGGACGTGTTTTCCCGTTCCGGGAGAGGTTATCCATCAAAGATATCGATGCTGCGCTCCAAGAATTGGCGGCAAAAGGCTGCGTGTCCCTCTACACAGTGGACGGGAGGCCCTACTTTTTGTTCCCCGGGTGGGTCAAGCATCAGCGTATCAGAGATTGCAAGCCGAAGTTCCCCGAGCCTCCGGAAAACACAGCTTTGCAGCAATCTGCGGCGAGTCGCGGCAATCTGCGGCAAGTTGCAGCAATCTGCGGCGAGTCGCGGCAATCTGCGGCCTTAATCCAATCCGAATCCGAATCCAAATCCAATCCGAACTGCGCAAGCGCATTCGACGTTTTTTGGCAGGCGTATCCGAGAAAAGCGGGGAAAGCGGCTGCGCGGAAGGCGTTCGACAAGGCGAAACCGCCGTTGGACGTCGTTCTCAAGGCCATCGAGGCCCAGAAGCACAGTGCGCAATGGCAGCGCGATAACGGCCAGTACATCCCCTATCCGGCCACATGGCTGAACCAGGGCCGGTGGGAGGACGAGGTGCAAGAGACCGAACTGCCCGCAAAGCCAGAGCCTCGCTGGAAGTACAACTTCGACGACGGCGGCTGGACGGAGGAGGACTGACGTATGCTGGACTCTCTCTACCTGGAGCAAAACGTCATTGGGGCGCTGCTCATCCAGCCAGAATGCTACGAAGCCGCCGCAGAGCTGTCACCGGATGACTTCTTGGTTCCGGAATACGCAGAGCTGTTCCGGGCCATCCAGCGGCGGAACGAAGCCGGGGACCCTGCGGATGCCCCGTCCGTGCTGATGGACGCATCCAGCCGCAACGACAACGTGACCAGCAAGATCATGACGGACTGCATGGACGTTGTCGTGACCACCGCCAACATCGACGTGTGGGTGTCTGGAATGCGGGACGCATCTATGGGCCGGAAGCTCAGAGACTTGGGCGAAGAACTCCGAACAGCGGAGATATCCCCACAGGATGCACTCAGAACGGCACAGGAAGCCGTCACGGCGATTCAGGACGGCGCTGGGGTATCCGGGGGACTGGAAGTCTCCGAGGCCGTGAGGTGCCTTAAAAATCGCGTTGACAAGGGATTTGCTGGCGGGCCTCCACCATACGTCAAGACCGGCTTGCAAGAATTTGACCGATTGCTTGGCGGCGGGCTTATCAACGGCGGTTTTCACATCGTTGCCGCACGGCCCGGAAAGGGCAAATCTGCCCTGGCTATGCAAATCGCCCTCAATGCAGCAAAACGCGGCGTGAAGGTGCTGTACATCTCCCTGGAGATGTCACCGGATGACTGCACCAGCAGGCTGACGGCCAACATAGCGGGGATATCCTCCCGGCTGCTGATGTTCGGCGGCACCCTGACGGAAGCAGAATACGCCAAATACGCGGATGCGTCCGCCAAACTGTCCGAGTTGCCCATCGTGTTCAACCGGCGGACGGGCATGGACATGCGGGGAGTGACGGCGCTGGCCTACAAAGAGCGACCGGGGTTGATTGTGCTGGACCACATCGGCCTGCTGGAGCAGGAAAACAAGAAAGCCACGCTCTACGAGAGCACCACGAAAAACAGCCGGTCGGCAAAACTGCTGGCCATGCGGATGGATATCCCACTGCTGTGCCTGTGCCAGCTGAACAGAGCCGGTGTATCAGACCGCAGCGGCGAGTTCCGGGCCACTATGGCCAACCTCCGCGAGTCCGGCGCGATCGAGCAGGACGCGGACACCGTGACGCTGCTGCACCGCCCGTGCGAGAAGGAGGACCGGGGAGAATGGGACCCGGACATGCTGGAGCTATACCTGGACAAAAACCGACGCGGCCCCACCGGGATGGTGAGGATGGCCTATTTCCCCAACACGGGCCGCATAGTGAAGTGAGGGTGACATGAAAAAGATCGTTATTCCCCTGCCCCCTGTGACAAAGAAGAACCACCCCAGGCTCATCCGTGGGCCTTACGGGGAGCCGAAGATCATTCCGTCTAAGCAGTTCGCAGAATATCAGGAGTCGGCGGCATGGTACTGCCACTCGGACAAGCCGATATCGGAGCCGGTAACGGTAAAGTGTCTGTTTTACATGCCGACTCACCGGCGCGTGGACCTGACTAATCTCTTGGAAGCTATCGATGACGTACTGGTACATACCAGAGTCCTGGAAGATGACAACAGTAACATCATCGTGTCGCACGACGGGAGCCGGGTGCTGTACGACAAAGAAAATCCCCGGACGGAGGTGTATATCAGCCGGTATGAATGACTTTGACTACGATTGCATGCAGAAAAAGCGCACTGCGCGAGGAGCGTTTGCGCATATCAGCCGAAAGCGCGGCGGGTGTACACTGCCCAGCGACAACCTGACCGCGAAGCAAAGAAGGGAGAAAAATGGAGAAGTGAAAAGCTACAACATCACCCGACCCATGCCGTGGCCGGAATTCAAGGCACTGCCGGAGGACCTGAAACGCGAGTTCTTTCGCAACATGCAGAGCTTTGGCGGCGCCGCAAAATGGCTGGCGGATGAAATGGGCACGTCAGACATGACCGTAAGAGCCGCCGCAAAAGCCGCCGGGGCACCGTTTGTGCGCGGAAATGGGAATTTGCTACTGTGGAACCGGAAGGTTGCAGAGTGGGCAAGCGCCGAACAGCAGACTGCCGCAGAGAAGCCCGCTGAAGAACCTACGATTCAGGAATCCGGGAAGAGACTGATCCTGGAGCATGGCCGCATGGAGTTTTACTATACCAGTTTTGCGGACTTGGTGATGTTCCTGAGGATAGCGGCGCCGGAGAGCGGGAAAGTGGCTGTAGAATGGTGAGATACGAGGACTTTCTCACCAGCAAGCGGTCGAGGAAGGGGTCAGGAGGAGAAGGGGTATTCCCTTTTCGACCTGATGGGAGTATGAAATGGCAGATAATAAGCATACAAAGGGCGATCTTCAGCAGATGCAGGCCGTGCCGCTGGCCGGGAAAATCCTGATGACCAAGCGCAGAATCCGCGAATGGTATGACCACTTTGATGGACAAGTCTATGTTTCTTTCAGCGGCGGCAAGGACAGCACGGTTCTAAAGCACATCGTTGATTCCATGTACTCCGATGTTCCAACTGTCGGCGAACCGATGAACACGGTGAGAACCGGCGGAGGCGGCGGCCAAATGCTGGTGACGCCGTTCCTTGCGGAGTGCAACCACTCCGGCGGCGGGCATATCGCGCCTGTTGGAGACGCCCACAAGACCATTACGGCAAAGCATACCGGCGGTATTGTGGCACCGGCCCTGATCCAGTATCACATGGAACAGACGGAACACGTCCGGGCGTCCGGGCTGGGTGCGCCCATCAATACCGTGGACGCCTCCAACCGCTACGGCCTGACCTGCGCAAATCTGGTGGAGTATTACACAGGCGGCAGACCGCTGGACATACAAGACCCGATGCACACCGTTACCAGCCACGACCGTGAGGCGGTGGTCGCCGCCCACATTGCCAAGTATTACGGCGGCGTGGTCGGCGAAAAGGTGGGAGAGCCTTTGCCGACGGTGACGGCCATAGACCACAATGCGGTATGTGCCGCCCATATGGTGAAGTTTAAGGGAGACAATGTGGGAACGCCGCCTTCGGAACCTTTGCAGACAGTGACGGCGAGTGCTGGGAAAGAGCGGGCGTGCAGCGGAGGGACATTCGCCGTGTGCAGGGCACATCTGGCGAAGATACGCAGCGGTGACGATCTGGGCCCATGGCCCGAGATACGCGACCTTCTGAACGAGTTCTGCGGCTACGCGCTGGCAGACGATGAGGTGCTTCTGCTGGAGATCAGAGGCGCACTGTACTACATCGCGGACATCGGGCTGCGGATGCTGTCGCCCCGTGAGCTGTACAACGCCATGGGATTTCCGCCGGATTACATCATTGACCGCGATTACGAGGGCAGAGAGTACAAGAAAAATGCACAGGTGGCCCGCTGCGGAAATGCCGTGTGCCCGCCCATGGCAACGGCTCTGGTGAGGGCAAACCTCCCGGAGTGGTGCGTGGCGGAGATCACGACCATGGCACAGCTGGCGGACTGCGTGGCAGTGTGAGGAAAATTATGAATACAGAAGTTATGTTTTCCAGCGACAAGAGCTGTTGGGAGACGCCACGGGCGTTGTTCGAACAATTGGACGCAGAGTTCCACTTCACATTGGATGCTGCTGCCAGTGATGAAAACCACAAGTGCGGGCGGTAATTTACGGAAAAGGAGGACGGCTTGCGGCAAAACTGGGGGGGGCGAGACGGTGTTTTGCAACCCTCCGTACGGAAGCCGGGAAACCGGGCTGTGGACAGAGAAATGCTGGCGCGAGGGCCAGAAGCCGGGCACAACGGTGGTCCTCTTGATCCCGGCACGCACGGATCGCGCCAGTTTTCACGATTACATATTGGGGAGCGCGGAAATACGATTTCTACGCGGGCGGCTGAAGTTTGAACTATCTGGGCGTCCTGCGGGGACGGCACCTTTTCCGAGCATGATAGCGATTTGGAGAGGAGGAAGTACATGAAAGTTTACATTGCCGGGAGAATCACCGGGGACCCGCGTTATCGGGAGAAGTTTGCCGAGGCGGAGGCTGCGCTGCGGGAGGTGGGGCATATCCCGCTGAATCCTGCGGTGCTGCCGGAGGGCATGGAGGCGGAGTGATGACCTGCAACATACTGCAAGGCGACGCGCTGGAGCTGCTGCGGACGCTGCCGCCAGAAAGCGTACATACCTGCGTGACCTCCCCGCCCTACTATAATTTGCGGGATTATGGAGTGGAGGGACAGATTGGGAACGAGGGCAGCGTGGAGGAATACCTGCAGGCGCTGGTTGCCGTTTTCCGCGAGGTTTGGCGGGTGCTGCGGCCAGACGGAACCATGTGGGTCAACATGGGCGACAGCTACGCCACAAGATCGGGCAACCAACCGCCGACGAACACCCGCAATTCCAAAGGACACACCGCGAAGCGCACACCACGGGGGTATAAGTACAAGGACCTGATTGGCATACCTTGGCAGTTGGCCTTTGCCCTCCGGGCGGATGGGTGGTATTTGCGGCAAGACATCATTTGGCAGAAGCCGAACTGTATGCCGGAGAGCGTAAGAGACCGATGCACAAAGTCACATGAGTACATCTTCCTGCTGTCAAAGTCAGCGCACTATTATTTTAACGCTGCGGCAATCAGAGAACCGGTAACGTCGGCCAAAGGAAACGCAAGAACGTTTCGCGGCGGTGGAGTCTATACCGGTGGTCAATCTCACGACAACAGCGCACAGGTGGAGCGTGAGAGCCACGGGAACAGCGAAAACAAGACGGGGCGCAGGAACAAGCGGAGCGTCTGGAGCGTAAGCACAAACGGATTTCGCGGCGCACACTTCGCCGTGTTCCCGGAAAAACTGATCGAGCCGTGCATTTTAGCGGGTTGCCCGGAGGGTGGCGTTGTCCTCGACCCATTTGCGGGCAGCGGCACGACGATGGTGGTGGCCAAACGCATGGGACGCGATTTTGTGGGATGCGAGATCAATCCCTCGTATGTAGAAATAGCCGCAGGAAGAATAGCGGAGGTGAAGTGATGGAACAGCTTAATTGCCTGCGATGCCAGTATCGGCACGACGATAACGGAAACTGTACTGCGGTTGGCGGATTCTGCACAGCTGTTTCTGCGGCGCACTGCCGCCTGCTGCAAGAATACTTGGGCACGGGACTGACGCCGGAAGGCGTGGAAGCACTTACGCTGTCTATGATGGGCAAGGCTGTCGCTGAAATCAAGGAGTTTGATGGCCTGCCTATTGATCGCCTGAAAGAGCTTGCCGAAGCCGACAAAGAGGGCCGCGTGGAGGTGCTGCCGTGCAAGGTAGGCGACGGGCTTTGGACATTCTGTAGTAACCCGGTCGAGCAAGTTTACAGTTTTACTGTGACAGATATAAGCACACTTAATGGGAGGACTATGCTGAACACATCACGTTGCGGTGTTATAGATGCGCGTGATGTCGGCAAGACCGTATTTCTCACCCGCGAGGAGGCGAAGAAAGCACTGGAGGCGTGGAAGGATGGCTGAATACCTCGGGCGTGAATCGATAAAGAAGTTCCCAATCCGGAAAGACCGGTGCGACAAGGAGCACGCGAACGAGCATTTTATCTTTGGCATTGAGTCGGTGCTGGAATATGTAGAGAATCTGCCCGCCGCTGATGTGGCCCCGGTGGTGCGGTGCAGGGATTGCAAGCACAGCTACGAGGATTTGGGTGGTCTGTACTGCTCATTTGGCCCGTGCGTGGATTGCCCTGTGTCTCCAGATTTCTGGTGCGCGAATGGCAGACGGAGGAAGGATGCCCATGCCCAAGACTAACCCCCGCAGAATCCCCCGCACCCAGGCCGACGTAGACAAAGCTTACAGCAACGGTGTTGTGGAGGGCCTGAGCCGGGGCATAGATCTGATGTTGTATGTCCTGATCGACAAGCACGACGCGCCGATGGACGACGTGCAGCAGCTTGCCTGGGAGCTAAACCACGCCGCTCAGTGCGTGGCGGAAGGGTACGTTACCTGGGCAGGTATCCGGCAGATGCTCAAAGAGTACGGCGTTGAGACGGCGCTAGAATAGGAGGTACAATGAGCAACAAATACTCGCTCCCCTATGATATCCGCATGGAGTGTATTGCCTACGTCAGGGGCTATCCCCGCCGGGTCCGCGCGTACAATGCGGCCCGGGAAGAAGTGTTGGAGTCGTCGGCCTATGCCATGTCTGGTATGCCACATAGCCCCGGTAACAGCAGGATAGCCGAACGCAAGGCGGAAAGGCTGGCAACCATAGAGAGCTGGCCGGAAACGAAGAAAATGCGGGCCGTGGAATACGCCATCGACAACGTGGGCCGGGATATCGCCAATGAGAACGTGCGGCGCAGGCTGGTATGGGCGATTATGCGGAACTGCGACAGCCAGAAACGATACCCCGCAGAGATGGTCATGCCGGATGGCATGAGCTATGCGACATTCCGCAGGAGAAAGGACCGGTTTCTGTTTGAAATTGCAAAAAAGTCCGGAATGATAGAAAGTTGAGCTAAAACCACGGTTTTGATGTGCTAAAATAGTATCATCGGAGAGTGGAACCAGTCAGCCCACAACCCGAAATTTCATTTTTCTCATCTTTCTTTCCTTCATAGGTTAAGGCACAGCCGGTAATGGGCGCCTCCGCGCAAGCGGCCTCGCAAGAGCGTTGCCGGCATGCAGACACTCGCGGGATATCTCGCGGGTGTCTGTTTTTATGCGGGTGTAGCCAAAAGGTAAGGCACGGGACTTTGACTCCCGTATGTGCTGGTTCGATTCCAGCCGCCTGCGCCAAACTCTAAACGGAGTCACCAACGGAGTATAAACAAGTGGGGTAACCGTGGAAACCGGACATATATGCGGCATAGGTACCCCGTAGTGGGAGACCACAGCGAGTGACGGGGGCTTCCCCTGAAGCGCTAAAGCAGGGCAGGACTGCAATGCCGCACCAACCGCACAAGCGGGCGAGGAAGCGCGAGAAGTTAAGTACGCACAAGCTATCCGGATAGCGGCGGACAGTTAATCCGCAAAAACAGTGCGTGGCTGATGAAAAGGCGCAGCGCGGTGTGGTATTAGAGGCCGGGTAGCGCCCGGACAATGTGAGACCGTCCGGCATGGCTCACATGCAAATGACAATGGCCGCTGAAAACTGCCGTGGGGATGCGTCCCCCTTGCGATAGCCAATGTGTGGCCGCTTGAAATGCTTGCGGGGCTTCAAGCGCGCATGAGGCGTGACAATCTAAGCGGCAAGCCGAGCAAATGCGGGCGTAGCTCAGTCGGCAGAGCTTTATCGCGTGAAGGGATATGCGATTGAATACCCTTGGTCGCTGGTTCGAATCCAGCCGCCCGCTCCAAGGGGCGTGGTGTAATGGTAACACGGCGGTCTCCAAAACCGCAGATATTGGTTCGATTCCACTCGCCTTTGCCAACAACCTGGGGGCCCCGACGGGACGAAAAGACGGTGTGATGAAGCGGGAGCCCCCGAGTTTCTGCATAACACAGCCCCTCTGCGGGCATACGGCAACAAATAGGAGTGCCCAATTGGGCGGGTGAACTTGTGCCAGACATAGCGCAGAGGTGGGAGCGCGGCACATAAACAGGAGAAGTTATGAAAATCATTAAGCACGGGAAACAAGATAAATTTGCCCGGGCAGAATGCCCAACGTGCGGGTGCGTATTCGAGTTCAATCTGAGGAGCGAAGTCCAATACGTGCAAAATGTTGAGCACGACTACATGACCGGGAGAACGATTGTGCGACCGGCAGATGCGTATGTCAGGTGCCCGGAGTGTGACGAATTTTTTGAGATCACCCCAAATATGTTAAGACGGGAAGAAGGTGACATAGATGGCAAGTAAAATCACGCAAGCTATGAGAGAGCAAGTCCTTGCCGACTATGACGCATGTAAGCATATAGCGACTGTGGCAAAACAAAACGGGCTTTCCGAGCCGACTATCCGCAAGATCATCGTGCAAGAACGCGGAGAGAATGCCATCTCGCACACCAGGGGAGCGGCATCAGCGTCTGTTACGGCCAGGTGCACTGCAACAAATGAAGAGATTTCACAAATCGTCAGGGAATCATTCCAATACTTCAAGAGGTCGTGCGTAAAAACTGATGAAGAATGCGCCGATAAGCTTAACGACTATTTCCAACAGTGCGTAGAAGATGGACAAATCCCCACGGTGGAGGATATGTGCCTCGCTCTCGGTGCCGTAACTCAAACGGTTCTGGACTGGCAAAAGGGATCGTTGGGCCCCGTGAGGGCTGGCATGATAAAAAAAGCCAAACAAATTCTGGCCGGAATCGACGCAAAACTGGTCTCACAGGGGAAAATTCCGCAGATTACGTACATTTTCCGCGCAAAGAACTTTTTCGGCATGACCGACAAACAAGAGGTCGTTCTCACGCCCAACAATCCCCTTGGGACAGAAACGCCGCCCGAAGAACTTCAGAAGAAGTACATCGAGGCGGCGTCTTGCGACTATGAATCCTGATTTTCTTAGCGACTATTCAGCAACTTTCGAAGTATGGGCAACGATTTTCCCGGGTTTATACACGGTTTAGCGACTATCAGCGACTTTTGCGCAAAACTGGGCGACTTTCGCAGCGACTTTCGCAGCGACTATGACACGCAGACGGACACGCAGGGAACCGCCCGGGACTGTGCGGAAACCTACGCAGAAACCGCCGCAGAACCGCGCGGGAATCTGACCGAAACCAGGGAGCGGGCCGGGATGGCCACCAGAATACAGCGGAGCCGCACAGACAGAACACGGACGCACAGCGCCACACAGTGCCCCGGCACGGCGCGAAAGTGCGCGACAGTATAGGGATAGCACCCCACAAGCAAAACGCGCAGAGGGCCGTTAAAACGCGATTTGAGACGGGGCGCAAAGAAACCCGCATGGCTTCGGCCGTGCGGGCAAAAGGAAAGCCGCCCGAGGCGGGCGGCTTGTGTGGTGTCAATGCGTGGAGTAGATCGTGATTGGGGTGTGCTCTGCGTCGTAACTGGGAGACGCTACCGGCTCCCAGCCCATATATGCGGCGGTGGTGCCGAGGCAGTCAAGATTGATCCGCTCAAACCCGGGGCGGTTATTGGTGGCCGCGTAGCGGTAGCGCCTGGTGTCATAGACACCACCGGCAGCGATAATCTTGCAGGCAAAATCCTTGGCAATGGTAGTCATGGCGATATATCCTTTCCGGGGCCTGGGCCCCTGTCAGATGGTTGATTAGTTACTTGGATTTGCGGACCACGTCGGCCAGGATGGCCAGAGGGAGCCATATAATCAGCAACAAGATAGATAGCAATCCGGCACCCCCTCAGACGAGGCAAAACCGGCGCGCCGTGGTCTGCTTGGTGTACTTGGCGTACAGCTCCGGCTGATCGGCCTTGAGGGCCTTAGAGTCCAGCCGGGACGATGTAATGGGCTTGTAAGTGATCTTGTAATCCAGGCCCGCCAGGGTATCAACCCCGGCGGCGTCCATGTGCTGCTTGATGGAGTCTTGCAAGCCGTCAATCTCTGCGGCCAGCTCATCGGCCATGCGGCGGAGCTCTCTAAGCTCCTGGACCTTGGCGGCGATCTCATTAGCGCTCATTGCTTGCACCCCCCTCAAAACAAGATAAACAGATCGGAGCAACGCCCGATAATGGCGTATAACTGCCCGGTTTCGGCGTCCTCTACAAGGCCGCCGTTGATGCCGTAAACGCCCGCGGAATAGCCCACTTTGTCGAGCCTGCGCAGCGCGTAAATATACTCGCTCGGCTTGTTGGTGTAATCCTCAGCCACTCCGAGCCGCACAAGCTCCCGGAGCTGCTTCTGCGTGTACTTCCTCATGCCTGCACCTCCTGCCGGGCGGCCCGGATCCACTTGTCCAGATCGTCCAAGATAGCGGCGCGGGGAGTGCTCCAGCGCTGCAAGCTGGTGTAATAGTGGCCGTCTAATTCCTGGTGGTACGCGGATATATTGGACATATACCGCTCGGAGATGTAAAAGCCGCCAGCGTACCACTTGACAGGCGGCAGGCAGTTCAAAGCGTCGTTGTATGCCTCCTCGGTCTCCTCTGACCACACGCCGCACAGCGTATACTCCCACTCTGCTTGGATTGCGGAGTATGCGGCATCGTCCATCACGGCGTACCCCTCTGCCTCAAAGTCGGCAGCCGTTTTCCCGGTATAAGGGCAAGCACCGGACGAGTCAAGCCACGTCTTAGCGTATCCTGTAAAATTCTTCGCGTCTACTACCCATTCCATAGTATACCTCCCGGCCTTATTGGCCTATCTCTTGACCAGGTGGGCCGGGCGTGGTACACTGTACGCGCCGGGCCTCTGGTCTGGTGTGGGGGCTGCTCCGGGGCTTGGTAGGCTGTAACCGGTGCGGCCCTCTCTCTATGCTGATATGATAACACTCCCGGCGGGGTATGTCAATACCTTAATGCACAATTTTGCAATATTGCAATGGATTATTTGCAAGGCATGCGCAACGCGCCGCCGGTGTTGCGCATGGGTATACCATTTGACACGCTGGCGGCGGTGCGTGACCGGGGCGGGGGATATTGGGGGCGGAAGCGGGGCCGGGTGAGCCCCAAAATGCCCGCAAAAAACAAAAGAGAAAAAATACCTGTGCATTGCATAAACTGAAATTGACATATTGACACACCCTTGCAGACGTGATATAATCACGGCAAAGGAGGGACGAAAAATGAAAGTAGGATACGTCCGTGTGTCAACGAAAGAGCAAAACACAGCAAGGCAGGAAATCACGATGGAAGCGCTCGGCGCGGAGAAGCTGTTTGTAGACAAGTGCAGCGGCAAGAACACTGACCGGCCAGAACTGAAGAAGTTGTTGGCGTTTGTGCGCGAGGGCGATACCGTGGTTGTGAGCGAGATCAGCCGGTTTGCAAGAAATACGCGCGATTTGCTAAACCTTGTTGACCAACTGACAGAGAAGGGTGTACAATTTGAATCACAGAAGGAAAAGATAGATACCACCACCCCAGCGGGCAAATTTATGCTGACGGTATTTGCGGCAGTGAGCCAGCTGGAGCGTGATTATATCAAATCCCGGCAGAAAGAGGGCATCGACGCGAAAAAGGAGCGCGGCGAGTATGTAGGCCGTCAGGCTATCCCGGTGGACAGGAAGAAGTTCGAACAGGAATACGACCTTTGGAAATCGGGCCATATCACCGCCAAAGCGGCTATGGGTCATTTGGGACTGAAGCCGAACACATTCTACCGGCGTGTTAAGGAATACGAATCCGGCGAGATGAAGTAATTCCCCCGGCCACCCGGGAGAAAATAAATGTGGAGGAAAAGGAAAATGAGAGCAAAGAAAGTGTGGGCAGTGCTGCTTGCCATCATGGTGGCGGCAATTGCTATGGTCGGGTGCAGCGACGGAACCGCAGACCAACCGGATGACGGCGAGACCGGAAATCAGACCGTTGAGACGGTCGTGTATGACGGCGAGACGTTCAAGGCAACGTACCTGGGCATCACGGAACTGGATTCCGTGCCGGGTGTTTGCTACATCCAGATGAAGTTTGAGAACAAGACGGACCAGGAAATTACGGTATATCCGCAGGACAGCTCTGTGAATGATACGATGGTCCAATACCTGGGCGGAGTCCCCGCAACAATGCAGGGCGGGAAAAACATCAATTATTCCATGTTTTTCTACCTTGAAAAGGCTGGCCTGTCCGACATTTCCGAGGTCAAGACGCTTGAGTTCAAACTGACCGCTGATTTCAACGAGACCTCTGACACGATCACAATCAACGTGGGCGAGTAACCTATACAAGCAAAATAAAAGAGACGAGTTCTTTCGGGAACCCGTCTCTTTTTATGCGCAAAAGGAGGGCACATGGACTACACGAAGCTGGCGGAAAACATAAAACAGCATATTGCGAGGAATCCGTCCGACCACGTGCCGTACATGGACCTTCTGTCCGTATGCCGACAACTGGAACCGGATGATTTCACCCTGGCCCATGAGCTGAGCAAGGATTTGCGAAAACTGAGTTCTGCGGCCCTGCACAAATGCAGCGCAAATGCGGCGGATTCTCTGTTTGACGTGTACAAAAAGGCCATGTGCTTTGACGCACCGCACGATTTCGACACGTTTCTGCTGTACATCGAGATGAACCGCAAACCAGAGAAGAAATTCTATGCACCCAGGCGACATTATCTACGGCCTATTGTAGCGGCGTATCAGGAGGTTTTGGACGGAAAGCTGCGGCTGTTGACGCTGTCGATGCCCAAACGCGCCGGGAAATCCCAGTTGGGCATCAATTTCGTCAATTTTCTGTCTGGGCGGGAACCGGACAAGTCGTCCCTAATGGAAGGGACGGGAGACGACCTGGTGAAAAGCTTTTATTCCGGGTGCCTGGAGTATCTGCAAACGCCGAATGAATATTTATTCTATGACGTTTTCCCAAATTCTCCGCTGGTGCAGACCAATGCGGACACAAAGATACTGAATCTGCGGTCAAAATCCCGATTCCCCACAGTCATGTGTCGATCTATTGACGCAAGACAAGTGGGTTTGTCGGAGGCTACGAACGTCCTATATCTGGATGACTGCGTAGAGGGACGGGAGGAAGCAAAAAACCGCCAGAGACTGGACGACAAGTGGGAGGTCATATCCGGTGATATCCTGGGCAGAGCCATTGAGGGAACCCCCATTGTCGCCACGGGGACCCGATATTCCCTGTATGACCCCATCGGCCACCTTCAGGAGGAAGCGCAAAAAGGCGGCTGGGCGTGGAAAGCCATTGAAATACCGGCACTTGACCCCGTTACGGACGAGAGTAACTACGAATACGAACGGGACGGCAAAAAGGTGTTTACCACAGCGTATTTCCGCGAACAGAGGGAGCTTTTGAGCGCGGAGCAATTTGAGAGCGAATTCCAGCAGCAGCCCTTTGAAGCAAAGGGGCTGCTTTTTAACAAAGATGAGCTGAATTATTTCTTTGAACTCCCCACAGGCCGTGATCCGGACGCCGTTATTGCCGTGTGCGACACCGCAGAAAGCGGAAGCGACAGCACCGCCCTTCCCGTTGCGGCGCTGTACGGGGATGAAGTGTATATCGTGGACGTGGTGTTTGATGATTCTCCACCGGACATCACAAAGCCGGAATGCGCCAGGTGCCTGATCGACAATCGCGTTGCGGACGCGCTGTTTGAAAGCAACAACGCAGGCATGTATTACGCCAGAGACGTTGCGGAAATCGTCCGGCAGCGTGGATATAGCGTTGGAATACGTACAAAAAGGACCATTTCCAACAAACAGACGCGAATTGAATTTGCGTCCGACAACATCAAGAACCACTTCTGGTTCAAGCATCCGTCCACCTATAAACGGGGCAGCCAGTACTTCAATTTCATGAAGGAAGTCACCACTTACACCCGGAGCGGCAAAGTGCCGCACGATGACGCGCCGGATGCTTTGTCCCTGCTGGAGAACGAAATCCGGATGAGAGTGGGCGGCAAAGTGGAAGTGTTCAAGCGGCCATTTTAAGGGGGTGTGCCAATGAATCTTTTTGGTCGGAAGGTTATCTACACGGACGTTGAGCACGTCACCCGGGGGAATGTGGTGGATATTTTGCAAAAGGCTTTGCCCATCCACCAGATGAACCGGGCGGACATTGAGTATCTTTACAGGTATTACAAGGGAGACCAGCCCATTTTGGGCAGGGTAAAGGACGTCAGGCCGGAAATCAACAACAAGATCGTTGTGAACCGGGCGAACGAGATAGTTTCGTTCAAGGTCGGGTATCTTCTGGGTGAGCCTGTGCAGTACGTCAGCAGGGGGAACGATGAATCTGTCGCTGAGGGCGTGTCCAAGCTCAACGATTATGCGCTTTCGGAAGACAAGGCCGCCAAGGACAAGGAGCTGGCGGACTGGTTCCATATTTGCGGCACGTCTTACCGCATGATTCTTCCGGACAGAATGGCGGACGTGGAAGAAGATGAATCGCCGTTTGAGATTTTTACACTGGACCCGCGCAACACCTTTGTGGTGTACTCCAGCGGATTAGGTCACCGTCCCATTCTGGGCGTGACGTATGTGCAAAAAGAGGATAACACCGTTGTTTTCTGCTGTTACTCCGAGGATACGTATTTCGAGGTGACGGAAACCTGGGACGTGAAAGCGGAGCCGCAGATTTTGGGAATCCCCATTATCGAGTACCCCGCCAATGAAGCCCGGTTGGGCGCTTTTGAAATCGTGCTCCCCCTTCTGGACGCTATCAACAACGTCCAATCCAACCGCATGGACGGCGTGGAACAGTTTGTCCAGGCGCTGATGCTGTTCCACAACGTGGACATTTCGTCAGAAGATTACAAGAATCTGAGGGCAGAAGGCGCTATCAAGTTCAAGGACATTGATGCGACGCTCAAAGCTGACGTTGGGTACCTGACGGCGGAGCTGAACCAGACGCAGACCCAAACATTGACGGATGACATGTACGACACTGTCCTGACGATCTGCGGCATGCCGAACCGAAATGGAGGCTCCTCCACCAGTGACACCGGGTCTGCGGTCATTATGCGCGACGGATGGTCGTCGGCAGAGGCGCGGGCAAAGGATTCCGAACAGATGTTCAAACGGTCCGAAAAGCAGTTTCTGAAAATCGCTATCAAAATCTGCAATAATCTTCGGGCACTTTCGCTGAAAATGTCCGCCCTGGAAATTCGGTTTACGCGCCGAAACTACGAAAATATCAGCGAAAAGGCCAGTGTTTTGGTAGCCATGCTGAACAACGGGAAAATTGCCCCCCAACTGGCATTTACACACTGCGGCATGTTCTCCGACCCTCAGCTTGCGTACAAAATCAGCATGGAATATGCCGAAAAGCAAGAAGAAAAGGAACTATCGACAGGGAAGTCGTTAAAACGCAACGGGGAGACAACCTCGGAAAAAACGGAAAACGGTGCGGAGGGAACCGCCGAAAAAACGCAGGAGGTATCAACATGAAAATCGACACCAGCAGAATCGAAGGTTACGCAGATATGTCCACCGAGGACAAGCTCAAGGCCCTGGAGGGCTTTGAGTATGAGGACAACGCCGCAGAGCTTTCTCGGCAGAAAAACGCTATTTCCAAGGCAAACTCCGACGCCGCCCAGTGGAAAAAGAAGTACAACGACATGCTTTCTGAGGACGAGCGCAAGAAGCAGGAGCAAGCCGATAGCATTGCCGCCATGCAGAAAGAGCTTGACGAGCTGAGAACGGCAAAGACCGTCTCTGAGTACAAGGCCAAGTTCGTGGCGCAGGGCTATGCAGAAGCTTTGGCAGATGACACTGCCAAAGCTCTGGCGGCTGGTGATTCCGCAAAGGTTTTTGCGAACCAGCAGAAGTTCCTGGACGAGTATGCCAAGAAGGTAAAGTCCGACATCCTCAAGGGAACTCCCGCGCCGCACGGCGGTGCCGGTCCCGTTGGAGTTGATTACGACAAGAAGATCGAGGAGGCGCGTGCAAGCAAGAACTATGCGGAAATCGCTTATTATACGCGCCTGAAGGCACAGGAAGAATCCGCAAATAACAAATAAAAGGAGTTAAGACATGGCAGATACTTTTGCTACCAGCTTTGCAACGCTGAACTATTCCGGCATGCTCTTTAACAAGGGCAATACCAAGACCCCCCTGAGTTCCATTATCGGTTCCCGGGCTAAGGTGACGAACCACGTAGAGTTTGTTACCGGCCAGGAGTACACCACCGGCGGCGGAGAACAGCCCGCCATCTCCGAGTCTGCGTCTTTGACCGCCCCCGATGCTTCCATTGTGGCCCGGGAGCAGAAAACGAACGTTACCCAGATTTTCCATGAAGCTGTCGGCATCTCCTATGCCAAGCAGTCCAACATGGGCACCCTGTCTGGCCTGAACGTAGCTGGTCAACAGGCAAACCCCATTAACGAACTGGACTTCCAGGTGGCCGCCAAGATGCAGAAGATCAACCGCGACATTGAATACACGTTTATCAACGGCGTGTACAACAAGGCCACCGATGACACCAAGATCAACAAAACCCGTGGTCTCGTTACCGCAGTCACCACCAACGTCACGGCTATGGCCAGCAAGCCTCTGGGCCTGTGGGAAATCGCCGACATGGTGAAAAAGATCTATGGACAGAACGCTCCCACCGATGGCCTTTGCCTGTGGTGTGACGCTGTGACTATGTTCCAGATCAACGCCGACGCTGTTCAGAATGGCCTGACCGTGGTTCCCGCTTCGCGTGAAATCAACGGCATTTCCCTCTCCAGCGTGGTTACTCCCCTGGGCGTGGTGTATCTGTACCTTGGCGAGTGCCTGCCCGCTGGCACCGCTCTGCTGCTGAACCTGGACGTTATCTCCCCCGTGTTCCAGCCTGTGCCCGGCAAGGGTAATTTCTTTCTGGAACAGCTGGCAAAGACCGGCGCGGGCGAGAAGTATCAGCTGTTCGGCCAGATCGGCCTTGACCATGGCCCCGAATGGTATCACGGCAAGTTTACCGGCATCGCCACCAGCTTTACCAAGCCTACCTACAGCCGCAGCGTGTTCATCGCAAACGACGCCAGCAATCCCGTTAACACCAAAGCTGTCACCGGCTGATCTGGGGGTATGAGATGCGCGACGAAGAAAAACTGGCCATGCTGGGAGACATGACCGGAGAGACAAGCGAATCGATTCTCTCTGCGTATCTGAATATTGCGGCCAGCAAGATTCTCCGCAGAGCGTTTCCGTTCGGGACAGATGCTACTGCTGTCCCCGCATGCTATGAGATCAACCAAATCGAAATCGCCGCATATCTCATCAATAAACGCGGGGCAGAAGGAGAAACGGCGCATAGCGAAAATGGCGTTTCCAGGTCTTATGAGGGCGGCGACGTGCCGCCCTCTCTTATGCGGGAGATCGTGCCGTTTGCGGCCACCATGTGAGGTGCAAGGATGAAAATCATGAACCGAAACAAAAGGCCGTTTTGGTATCTTTTGTACCAAGGGACAGAACTGGGGAAGGACGCTGGTGGCTACGAAACCGGCGAAAAAAGCGTGAAATATGCGGATCCGGTGAAAATGGAAGCCAATATCTCCCCGGCTGCTGGGTATGCTCAGATTCAGCAGTTTGGGCAGTTCATCTCCTATGACAAGGTGATCATCACAGATGATATGACCTGCCCCATCGACGAAAACACAGTACTTTTTATCGACAAAAAGCCAGAATATAAAGACGGGAAACCGCTTTATGACTACGTTGTAAAGCAAATTGCCAAGTCTCTGAATTTGGTTTCCATCGCCGTCAGCAAGGTGAATGTGTCGTGAAAAGGACTGTAAAGACGGCGCTGTCCGCTGCGGGCATTCAACGGATGATTGACGTAGTCGAGGATTACCGGACATGGCTGGAGGACCGGGCGAATGTGCTTCTCCGAGAGCTTTCTTCCATGGGGTATGATATCGCATCCGCAAAATTTGAGTCTGCCGTATACGACGGGACAAACGACGCGAATGTAAAAATCGAAGAACGGGACGGACGCACGGCGGCGGTAGTAGCTGTCGGTGCGTCCGTCCTGTTTATTGAATTCGGAACTGGCGTTATGTACCCGGACAACCACCCGGAAGCCGCGCAAAACGGCATGGTTCGCGGCGCGTACGGAAAGGGACGCGGCAAGCAAAGGACGTGGGGCTACTACGGAGACCCCGGAACAAACGGAGTTGAGAAAACAAACCCAAAAACCGGCAATACGGTGGTTCTTACTCACGGAAACCCGGCCAACAAGTCCATGTACGACACGGTAAAAGATCTTTCAGACAGGCTCCCAGCCCTGGTCAAGGAGGTGTTCCGATGATCGACATCGAAAGCAAGGTGTATACGCCAATCGCGGAACAGCTCCGCGAAAAATACCCGGGCATTGACGTGGCCGGGGAGTACATCAATGCACCCCCTAAATTCCCACATGCCAGCATTGTGGAGCAGGACAATTACACCGCCGCAAATCGTTTGGATTCATCCGAAAGCGAGAAATATTCCGTACTGATGTACGAGGTAAACGTCTACTCCAACAAAACTGGCGGGAAAAAGAGTGAATGCCGCTCCATCATGGCAGACATCGACAGGATGATGTATGCGCGTAACTTCACGAGGATTTCCATGTCCCCGGTCCCGAACATGGAAAACGCCTCTATCTACCGTCTTGTTGCCAGATACAGGGCGGAAACAGACGGGGCCACTATTTTCAGACGATAACAGAAAGGAATGATGACCTATCGCTATCTCTACCTACAAGGTTTTCCTGATGCATAAAGATACCAGCGCTGCGTCGTGGTCGAAGCTGATCGACATCAAAGAGTTCCCCGACCTGGGTGGCGACCCCGACATGCTGGAAACCACCACGCTTTCCGACAAGATGCAGACCTTCATCGCGGGCATCCAGTCCATGGACGGCCTGTCCTTCACCGCCAACTACACCTTGACCGATTATAAGGCGCTCAAGGCGCTGGAGGGCAAGCAGGAGGATTACGCCGTATGGTTCGGCGGCACCGAAAGCGCGGGAACGCTGACTCCTTCTGGTTCGGACGGCAAGTTCAGCTTTAAGGGTGAGTTGTCCGTGTACCCCACTGGAGGCGGTGTCAACGAAGTTGTGGGCATGGCTATCACCATAGCTCCCTCGACCGTAATCAACCTGGAGAACGAATAAGGAGGAAACAGAACATGGCAAAGACGCTTACTGTTAAGGACCCCGTGACTGGCATTGCGTACACCTTGGAATATACCCGGAAGACCGTGGAGCTGATGGAGAAAGAAGGGTTTGTTGCGACCGAAGTCGAAAACAAGCCTATGACCAGTCTTCCCGCGCTGTTTGCTGGAGCTTTTAAGGCTCATCATCGGTTTGTTAAGCGCGATGTGATCGACAAGATTTACGCGGGTATGTCCAAGAAGGACGAACTGATCGGCAAGCTGGTTGAGATGTACAACGACCCCATCATCGCCCTGCTGGACGAGCCTGCGGAAAGCGAGGAAAACCCTACCTGGACGGCGAACTGGTAAACGAGTCGCCGTCGAATAAAGCGGGGGAGCCAATCCCCCGCTATTCCGATAAATTCTATGAGCTGTTTCCGTATTATCTTGCCATTGGTATGACCTATAGCCAGTACTGGGACGAGGACTGCGAACTGGTCAAATATTACAGGAAAGCAGCGAAGATTAAATGCGATTTGACAAACCAAACCGCATGGCTGCACGGTGCATACATTTATGAATCCGTGGCGGACTTGGCGCCCATTCTCCGCATGGGCGGCAAGAAGGGCACCAGGCCAAAGCCGTACCGTGATTCCCCATACGACCTGTATGCACAAAGCGAAAAGCCCAAAAAACAGGAGCAAGGCGACAAGAAAGCGCGGTCCGTCATGGAGATGTTTATGATCGCAAACAACAAACGATTCGAACAGGGAGGTGGCAAAAATGGCGGATAATGTGGAAATTCAGGGTATTGAGTTTCAAATTAAGGAAAACAGCGACAGCGCTGTAGCGTCCCTGGAAAAGCTGCAAAATACCCTGGTTCGGCTGAAATCGGCAACATCCGGAGGCGTGTCGGCTCTGCGCACTACTGCCAGGCAGTTGGACTCCCTGAACAAGGCCCTGGAGAACACCAGCGCAGATAAGCTCCAGAAGATCCGGTCCTTGACCAGCGGGCTGAAAAGCCTGAGTGAGGTCAGCTCCGTCAAAATCTCCAGTTCCGTGCCGAACCAGATCGCCGCACTTTCTACGGCACTGAGCCAAATCAAGACAACGGACGGCGATAAGCTGATTGCCCTTGCAGACGGTATGCGCCCGCTCTCCGAACTGGGACGTTCCCATCTCACATCGTTTATTGGCCAACTCGGCAGGCTCCCGGAGGTTATGCATGAGCTTGATGCGGCGGACTTGGATAAGTTTAACCGCCAAATGAAAGAGCTTGCGGCGGCGATTCGCCCGTTGTCTGACGAGATGCAGCGGCTCGGAACGGGATTTGCTGCGCTACCAGCCAGACTCCAGCGGGCCATTACAATGGTAAACCAGTACAACACCGCCGTGCAGCGCGGGACGCGCAGAACGAGCATGTTCAGCAGAGCTACGGGCATGATTCGGTTCGGAATTTTGTATGCTGGTCTGCGGCGCGTGGTGGGCCTTATCGGAACGGCTATCACGGAATCCAACACATACCAGGAGGACCTGAACCTGTTCAACGTCGCGCTGGGTAAATACGCAAAGGAAGCGCAGAACTACGCAGAAAAAGTATCTTCTGTGATGGGCATCGATCCGGCGCAGTGGATGCGGAACCAGGGCGTGTTCCAAACGCTTCTGACTGGATTTGGAGATACAGAAGACCGGGCATACACCATGAGCAAAAACCTGACACAGTTAGGCTATGACCTGTCCTCTTTCTTCAATATCTCTATTGAGGACTCCATGCAGAAGCTGCAATCCGGCATTGCAGGCGAACTGGAGCCCTTGCGAAGATTGGGCTATGACCTGTCTGTTGCGCGATTGCAGCAGGAAGCGCTGAATCTTGGTATTACCAAGAGCGTTTCCGCCATGAATCAGGCGGAAAAAGCAGAACTGCGGTACTACGCTATTATGACACAGGTGACTACCGCACAGGGCGACATGGCCCGAACCCTGGAAGCTCCTGCGAACCAGCTGCGTGTGCTTAGAGCAGAAATCACTCAGGTGTCCCGTGCAATCGGCAATCTGTTTATCCCGATTCTGACTAAGGTTCTGCCTTATGTCATTGCGTTTCTGCAAATTGTCCGCGAGTTAGCGAACGCGCTGGCTAAACTGTTCGGGTTTGAGCTTACGGACGTTGACTGGGATGGCGTGAATCGTGGAGCTGTTGCCGCCGGGGAGCTTTCGGACAACATGGATGCAGCGGTAGATGCTGCCAAGGAGTTTAAGCGCTACACCATGGGCTTTGACGAATTGAACATCTTGCCGTCCAACACGGGTTCTTCCGGCAGAACGGATGCTGGCATTACCGGCTCTGGTGGACTTGGGATTGATTTGCCCGAGTACGATTTCCTGGCTGGGGCTGTTCAAAGCAAGGTTTCTGAGATCAAACAGACAATCGAAGACAACATTGCAGAAATCAAAGCCACATTAGGCGCGGCTGATTTCGTTATTGGTGCGATTCTCGCTTTTACCGGGATTAACGTGCCCGCCGGAATCGCCATGATGGCAAGTGGCCTTGCTCTGATGATTTCCGGCAACGAAGATAACCCGGACGCCGTGAAGAATGTTTTGGAAAATGCCATCGCAAACATTGACCTTGTAAGCGGAACTGCGGCTCTGGTTATCGGCGCAATCCTTGCTTTTTCCGGGGCAAATATTCCCATCGGCATCGGCCTTATGGCATTTGGTGCAACGGAACTGATTGCGTCTCAAACACTGACGTGGGATAAACTGTCGGAAGATGTCCGACAAATCATCGGCGGGCTGGTCACATTTGTTGCATTGGGCGCACTGGCGGTAGGCGCTATTTTGGCCTTCTCCGGGGCGAATATCCCGCTGGGCATTGCCTTGATGGTGGCTGGCGCGTTCGTGCTGGCCACAGCAATTGTTCCAAAGTGGAACGAAATGCCCGATTCAGTGAAAAAAACAATCACCACCGTTATGGTGATACTTGGTGCCGCGCAGTTGGCACTCGGCGCGTTGCTTACGTTTACTGGAGTAAACATCCCTCTGGGCATTGCTCTGATGGTAATCGGAGCGGCAAGCCTCGCGACAGCTGCGGCGCTAAACTGGGACGCCGTCTCAAAGTTCCTGAAAAAATCGATCTCTTATATTGCTGGTATTGTTGGCGGTGCGCTTATGGTTCTCGGCGTTTTGCTGCTCCTGTCTGGCGCGGGAATTGGACTCGGCCTTGCCGTGCTTGCCGCCGGGCTTGCGTCGTCTCACGCCGCATGGAAGCTGGACGACAACCCTATTACCCGATTTGTAAAGAAGATGGCCAACGGGATTATCTCCATCGTCAATGTCGTGATTGATGCGGTAAATGAGATGTTCCACCTGGACTTCAAGGGTCTGAAGATCGGTGGCGTTCAAATCATACCGGCTTTTAATAAGCGATTGGTAAACATCCCGAAGATTAAACAGTTCGCCGAAGGCGGTTTCCCCAACGAGGGCCAGTTGTTTGTTGCGCGTGAAGCTGGCGCAGAGATGGTGGGCAACATCGGCAGACGGACAGCCGTTGCGAACAATGACCAGATAGTCTCCGCCGTGTCCGATGGCGTGTACCGCGCTGTAATGTCCGCTATGTCCAATAAGGATGGAGTGTCCGGGGATATTAACATTACTATCAATATGGACGGTGATGTGGTGTATCGCAACGTCGTAAAGAAAAACAAAGAGGTGGTCCGGGCAACAGGCAAATCTCCCCTGTTTGCGTAAGGAGGGCACATGGCAATCATTACAGTAAAAAAGAAAGACGAGACCACAGTGCCGCTCCCTGACCCCAAATCTTTTTCCTGGGGCTTGCAGGACGTAGATGCAGACGGTTCCGGAAGAAACCAGAATGGTGATGCGTTTCGCGACAGGGTAGCCAGGAAACGGAAGTGGACCATGGAATGGCCCCCTCTGACTGCTGAACAATGCTCCACAATCCTGAAAGCCGTCACGGACGTATTTTTCCAGGCGACAGGGCCAGATGCAGAGGATGGCACGAACCGCACTATGACGTGCTATGTGGGCGACCGAACTACTCCCATGTATTCTTGCATCAATGGGGAATGGAGATGGGAAAGTTTGTCCATGAACTTCGTGGAGAGGTGACGCCATGTACAATGTCTCCACCGCGTTTCACACCGCTTTTGCGGATTATGGCCGCGAGATCAAGGCCAAGGTGATTTTCAACGGGCAGACGGAGCTTGACGGGAACTACGTTCAGGAGATCACCGCAACACCTGCGTTTGATTCTTCAGACGGCATTTCCGTCGGCTCTGCCTGTTCCGGGCGGTGCAAAATCCGCATTTTTAAGCCAGACGAGCCGTTGCAATTGTCCGGCGGGTACTTTGTGCCGTATATCGGCATCTACGTTCCTGGTGGTGATACAGGCACGACAGCCATCGCCGGTCAGGCTGTGGCCGGTAAGGCAATCGCTGGTGTAAGCACCGCAGCGTCTGGGGTGGAATATGTCCCCCTGGGCCGATACTATATCCCCGCAGACGGCGTGGAAAATTTGGTGTATGGCTGGGAAATCACCGGCTATGACCAGATGGCATCCTTGACGGAGCAGTACACCCCGCAAATTGGGTTCCCCGCCACGCCAGACGATATGCTGACGGACTTGTGTGCGCAAAGCGGCCTGACTCCCCCAACGGTGACTTTCCCGGATATGACAATCGAGTCTGTGTTTGAGGGAACCATCCGACAGCAGCTGGGGTGGCTGGCTGGACTGTGCGGTGAATCCGCGCACTTCGACCGGGACGGCAATCTGGTGTTCAAGTGGTACGCAAAGACTACTTTTCAGGTCAGCCGGGACCAACAGTACATGTCCGGCCTTACCCGCACGGCAGACGGTCTGTACACGGTATCCAGTCTCACCACCGGAACGGAAGATGAACCCATTACGTCCGGCACCGGCTTGGGCATCACGGCCACAAATCCGTACATGAACCAGGCCGTTGCAGACCTGATTCGGCCGGAGTTAGAGATATCTTTTCAGCCCTGCGATGTAAAATGGCGCTGCGACCCGTCTGTTGAGGTTGGAGACGTTATCCAAGTGGAGGGTGATACCGGCGAATGGCTGGACGTGTGTGTTATGGAGCAGGAAATCCACCTGTACGGCGGTCTGTCCTCTACGATGCACAGTTACGCCCCACAGGACGCGGATTACGCCATGGAAAGCCCCACAGAGCAGCGCATCAAGCGAGCTTATGAGGGCCTTACCAAGGCCATGCAAAACGCCACGCAGAAGATCATCGGGGCAAAGGGCGGGTATTATGAACTGACTCTGGACGATCAGGGTTTCCCCGTTGGGTGGACCCTGCGAGATACGCCCACCATTACACCCAATACCCGGATGTGGATTATGTCCACCGGTGGTTTGGGATTCTCCAAGGACGGCGGAAATACCATTTCCGGTGTTGCCTTGACCATGGATGGCGAGATCAACGCAAATGTCATCACCGCCGGGCAAATGTCCGCAGAAAGAGTCACCGTCAACGGCCAGACGCTTTCTGACTTCATCGACGCCAGTATCGACGACGACGGCCATCCGGTGCTGCGTATTGGATCCTCTGCGTCGGAGATTGTGCTGAAGGAGTACAACGACAAAATCGGATTCTACGATACGGCCGGCACGTTACTGGCGTACTGGAACAACAACAGCTTTGAGCTGGTGGAACTGAGCAAGTTCCGGTTGGGACCCATGGGCATTGTCGTGCAGCCTAACGGTTCCGTGTCCTTCGTGGGGGTGAATTGATGGCAAGCATTTATGGTGCAAAATCTTCCACCGGCTGGCAATTGCGGCTGGATTACAGCGTATCCCAGAGCATCGCGGACAACAAGTCCACACTGTCCCTGACGCTGTACATCTATGACGGCACCGGCGAGAGCTACAACCTGGACGCCAATAGTTGCTATTACACTCTGCAAGGCACCAAGGTTTATAACCCGTACCGGTACAATTCCAGGGGCTGGTACAAGCTGGGCAGCAAGTCCATCACCGTGGCCCATAACAATATGGGCAAGGGGTCTGTGGTGCTCTCTGCGGACTGGCACAGTGGGTTTACATCATCCTACACACCGTCCAGCCTGACGGTTTCAGGCACGGTCAATCTCCCGGATATCCCCCGGGCATCATCCGTGTCTGCATCCGGGCTTGTGCTGGGTTCTGCCGGTACACTTACAGTGACCCGGGCCGTGAGCACTTTTACGCACACCATCAAACTCAAGTGTGGCTCTGCGGCACAGGTAACTGTGGCGACAAAATCCAGTGCCACATCCATATCGTATACGCCGCCCTTGGATTGGGCCGCGCAGAATACGTCTGGAATCTCCGTAAACATTACGGCGGAGATCACCACCTACAACGGGGACGCCGTGGTGGGCACCAATACGACCACACTGACGGCCTCCATCCCTGCATCGGTAAAACCCACCCTGTCCGTGAGTCTGTCCGACACTTCCGGGTATCAGGGCACATACGGCTGGGTGCAGGGCAAGAGCGCCCTGAAAGCCACGTTTTCCGCTGCTGGGGCGTACGGCAGTACGATCAAGGCCAAGTCCCTGACCATCGGCGGAAAAGCCGCCAGCCCGGACTGGGCGAATACCCTTACAGGAAGCGGCACAATGGCCGTTGTAGCCACCGTCACGGACAGCAGAGGGCGCACGGCATCTGTTGCCCAGAACATCACCGTGAACGCGTACAGCGGCCCAGTGGTCCAGGATTTGGCCTTTGTGCGCGGTTCTTACACGGGAAGCGTGTGGACGGAAAATTCCATGGGCGCAGATATCAAACTGACGTTCACCCTGTCCCTCCAGCTGACCGGGAACAAGGCATCTGTGGAAATTACCGGCGCGCCCACGCTGACCGACCAGACCAGTGGCGCGAAGATTGTGTATCTGGTTGCCTTTGGTACGGACACGACCAGCGTTGTACAGGTCAAAGCTACGGACTCCCTGGGTACCACGGTAACGCGGGAAATCACCATTCCCACCGTTTCGGTGCCCATGAACATGAGCTTTACCCTGCCCGGGGTATGCTTCGGCGGCGTGGCCGAACACGAAAAGGTGGTAGAGTTCAAATGGCCCATCTGGTATTTGGGGAAATCTCTATTGGACTATCTCCACCCCGTCGGCAGCATCTACCAGTCCACGGACCCCACATCCCCAGCGGACCTGTTCGGCGGCAGTTGGGAGCAGATCAAGGACAGGTTCCTCTTGGCGGCGGGTGACTCTCACGAGGCTGGCTCTACCGGCGGCGAGGAGGAGCACATCCTGACGGCGGCGGAGATGGCAAACCACACCCACGGCTACGATTACACGGGCCAGAGCATTACGGAGGGCGTCAACGCCATCCGTCTGTATAATGCTGCGAGTACCCAGTACAACGCTTACACGGGCAAGGCTACTTCCAACTGCGGCGGCCAAGCCCACAACAATATGCCGCCGTACCTGGCCGTGTACACATGGCGCAGGACGGCATAAGGAGGGTATTACATGCCTGATATCAACATTGCCGTCACCGATAAGCGCCCGGTGTGCACCGCCGGGACAACCGTTGTGTGCGACAACAGCGATTATATCGTACACTGGGGCCTGGACGAAGAATGGAGCGCATACGACACCAAGACCATGCGCGTGATCTACATGGACGGCACCTACACCGACACCGTGTTTACCGGTGACAGCGTGGCTCTGCCTCCGGTGCCTGTGCCCGGGTGTGTGCAGATCGGACTCTACGCCGGGGACATCCACACCAGCCGCATGGCGCTCTTGCGGGCGCTGTCGTCCGTGCGGTCTGCCAGCGGCGCTCCTGCCAACCCCACGCCTGACGTGTACGACCAGCTGATGGAGCTTATCAAGGGCCTGGGTGGCGTAGACCCGGATGACATCGCCAAGGCGGTTGCTGATTATCTGGCCGCACATCCGATTGAAGAGACTGACCCGACTGTCCCGGAGTGGGCAAAGGCTAAGACCAAGCCAACATACTCCGCCGCAGAGGTTGGAGCCATCTCCCAGTCCGATCTGCAAGCCGCAACGGACGCAGCGCTTGCGCAGGCCAAAGCTTCCGGCGAGTTTGACGGCCCGCGAGGCCCTGCTGGTGCACCCGGCAAAGATGGTGCGGGCATGGACATCACCGGTGCGACGGTCGGCCAGATTGCCAAGATTGCCGCCGTGGACGCATCCGGCGTGCCAACCGCGTGGGAGCCAGTGGACATGCCGTCAGGTGGGGGAAGTAATTGGGAAAAAGTGTATGACGGGAGCAACACAATCGCCGAAGAAATATCTGTATTTGAGGTGGATTTAGCCAAGAACGACCCCATGAAAGAGTTCCAACTGTGGCTAAAGCTCGATCAAAATATGGCAGCAGATTGGGGTGCGGCCAAGGACATTTCCGTGACAGTCAATGGGGAAACAATCGGCTATTTCTTTTTTTCGCACCGCTTAAATACCTATGTAGAATTTTATGAAGAAAGAAGCCTTGAAGCAATGACGGTTGCAAAACGATGTATGAGTGTTGTGAACCTTAGCTATAACGTTACGCCCTCCATGTGGATGGTTGAACAAGGAGTCAAGCGACAAAATAATGGTAAATTGTCTATTTCCTTCCCGGCCCCGTATGCTGGAAAAATAACAGCTAAGGTTTACGGACGATACTGAAAGGAGGGCTAGAATGAAAATCTACGAAAACGGCGTAATCCGCGAAATGACTGCCGAAGAAATCGCGGAGTTTGAAAAGCGGGCAGCGGAGATGGAAGCGATGCCCGCACCCGAACCTACAGCGGAAGAACGCATCGCTGCGCTGGAAAAAGACAACGCCGAGTTGCGCGAGGCAATGGAGGCGCTGCTGGCGGGGGTGACGTCATGAGTGAGCTGCGAGAGCGCGTGATCGCGTACAACACGGAGGTCAAGGCCGCATTGCAAGCGGTATACAACGACCTCAACCAAGGCCAGCGCAAAAAGCTGCTGCGCAATCCCGCCATCCGCGCAATGTTTGCGCGGTACGGGATCGAGACGGACGTGTAATGGGCTGATGCGTAATGTGCCCGATTTGGGCACCGAAAGGAGTGATTTAATGGCCTTTAGCAAAAAGACCTTCACGGACGGTCAGACCGTCATCGACGCTGATACTCTCAACGCCATCCAGGATGAGCTGATCCGGGTAGGCACTGACAAATCCATGGGCCTGTCCGGTCTGGCGGCGGATGACCAGATCATGGTATCCTCCGTGGATGCAGACGGCAAGCCTACCGGGTGGCGGAAAAAGTACCGGGACATGCTCAACGTCCGGGATTTCGGAGCTAAGGGCGACGGCGTTACCGACGACACGGCGGCCATTCAGGCGGCGCTGGATGCGGCCAGCACACGGGGTATCTCCGCCGTGTTGTTCCCCACCGGGACCTACAAGGTCAGCGCGACCACGGCGGACAACAATTTCTTTGCCGCCCTGACGGTGCACAGCGGGCAGCGGCTGCTTTTC